GTAACTCTTAAACCATTTAAATATATTCTCATTCTTTCAGTGGATAATGAGTTTCCAGAATCGTAAACAAACACTGCGTGATACCAGGCCGCAGGATCCCTTGTTAGAAGAGGTGTGTTGACTCTATACGTTGTACCACCATTATATTGAATAAAATCAAGATTATATGTTGCGTTGTTAACCCATATAGTAACAAAAGCAGAGGCACTTGTAACAGCACTAAATAAACCATCAAAGTTTTGGTTAATACCAGAGTTACCTAATTTAAACCATGTGCTGAGTGTCCATTTTTTTCGGTTACCTTCACTACTTGGAGTTCTTGATAAATAAGCACTGTTATCATCATTAAACCTAATTGATTGGTTTATTGTGTAACCAGTTGCACTCTGACTGTTACTTGGTATTATTAAAGGCATTTAGAAGTCCTCCAGCTTTGGAAACTCCCCTAAAGGTCTTGTCATTACAGGTTTAGATTCTGTGCCTGTATTTGTATATGTGTACAAAGTTTCTAAAACTCTTACATCTTTTGTTGCTTTTATTCTTGTAACCATATCGTTTGATTTTGTTCGTACTGCAGTTCTAAATTTAGAAACATTGTCTGGCAAAGAATAATCGGAAACTTCGCTAGCTTTTATTACCATCCAATCTGTATCTTTAAGAATAGTATAAGCTTGGTTGTTTACCTCATTAACTTTTTTAGTTTTTAATCCCTCAACAGTCACACCATCAACTGTTTTATCTTCCATCTCATGATCTTCTGCTGTCTTCCAAACTTTTTTTACCACTTTGTTTGTTGCATCAAACTGAAAAGACTCACTTCTGTTTTTATAAAATGTCGGATCTTTGTAATTTGAGTTATCGGTCTGTACAGGGTAAAGACCTATGGCTGCTTTTTCTTCAGCACTCCAACTAGAAAAAATATTTGCAGGATGTTTAATATCGTTATGCTCAAATGCTTGAGCACCATTGAAAATTCTAATAACCTGATTTGCTTTTACTAACGCCCACATAATTTCTCCTAACTCAATGTCAATGCAAGGTTTCTACCAACCTCAATAAATTTTGATCCATTATAATAAAACACAAAAAAATCACCTAACGCAGCAGTCGTTGTTAACGTGGGAGCTGTGTCTGATGCAAATTCATAATTAGATGCAAACGATAAAGTCCTCGATCCAGTACCATCTTGAACTATCAAGAGGCTTACAAACTGTCCTGTGACACCATTAGTTGCATTATTTAATGTTCTATTACCACCTAATGTAACTTTAGCAACTGGCTTTGCTTGTACATCCCAATCGATGTTTGTACCATCCGTAAGTGTTTGTTCAGGAATATAAGCTGCATCATTAAATTTAAATCGTCCTGCACCTTTTGCTGTAAAAGCTAGACCAACATTTGTATCACCACCTGTGACCGCAAGTCCTACATCATTACCCGTAGCTGCATTTGTTATCTCTAGCTCATTTACTGCACTGGTTGTTTGTTGAAAAATTATTTGCTCGTTGCCATTTGCATCAGCAATAAAACCAGCATCAGCAATTCTAGGTTTAGTCAATGTTACAGCACTGACAGTGCCACCTGCAATTGTAGCTGAGTTAGCAATACTACCTGTGGTCGTAGCTCCATTAATAGTTGGAGTTGTTAGTGTTTTGTTTGTAAGTGTGTCTGTTGAAGATGTATTAATTATTCCTGTATCAACAACGTTGGTGCCATCAGCAAATAACACTCTAACTGATTTATCAGCAGCAACAAAAGTATATCCTGTGCCACTAGCTGTTTTGAATTGAACTGTAAAAGAACCAGTGGTTCCATTTGAAACGATATAAACTTTTTCCATACTGTCAGGGACAGTAACGATTCTATTTCCTGTAATTGTTCCTGTTAATTTAACAACCATATTTCGTGCGTTAGAGGCTGCACCATCAGACATAGTTAATGCAGTTGTTCCTGCACCACCAGCAATCGATACCTCTTCATAGCCACCAACTGCTTGTTCTACTAATTGTAAATTGGTATTTGTTTTATCACCCCAAGTGCCAGCGTTTTCGCCAGTCGCCTGTAATTCTAATTTTAAACTTGTTGAATATGTTGAAGCCATACTATTCCTTTATGTTAGTTCACATTATAAATCATTTATGCAGCTCTATCAACCTCTGTCCATGTAACAGATGTACCCACATCAACCTCTGCCCAATTTATTAAATTAATAGAACCAAGAGAAGCTGTAATATCAAATCCTGTAATAGCCATTTCAACATTAGCAAATGTGGTAACAGAACCCATAGCTGTTGTTAAGGCAACTCCACTTGGTGATTCAATACTATCGTTAAAAAAGTTTATTGAACCTAAAGTCATTGTGGAACTTAGTCCACTTGGTTCAGCCACAAAATCTGTAAAACCTACTGCTGTCCCTAAAGATGAAGTAAGAGCTATACCTGTTGCCTCACCAACAGTTGTTTGTGTAAAACCCCCTAAATTAGTTGTAAGAGCAAAACCAGAAAGTGATATAATCTGATTGCCTTGCTGACCCCAAAGACCTTCACCCCAAGTAAGTTGTCCCCATGCGTTGGACATACTCTACTTTATGTAACTCTTAAAATAGCTGCACTTGCAGTAAAAGCAGGAAACTGAATTGTAAATGTTCCAGATGTAGCAGTCTTATCACCACCAAAATCTAAAACACATACCGCAGGATCACCTGATGCTGTATCATTATAAATCAAAGCTCCTCTTGCAGTTAGAGTTACTCCAGTAAATGATCTATCTGCAAAATCAACAATAGCAGTATTGGTTGATAATGATGTTCCACCATTTACCAGAGCACCACCACCACTTGTATATTGACCCGAGTTTGATACTTGTGCATCAGTGGTAAAGCTTGTCGTAGATTTACCTAAAACAGCACTATTTGTATACAGTGATAATTTAAATGAATTACCACCAGTTTGTTTAAAGTTATGTGTTCCTTCAAAAAGCTCTTTTTTAAAAGAATTACAAATTACACTAGTTGTTATTGCCATAATTACTCCATATTTTAAGGTGAGGGTGATTGAATTGGAATTCTTGGAACACCTTCTTCGTACTGCCCTCGTCTTCTACTACCCATTTGTTGCATTGCAAAACCTTGAGTGCTTTCATTATACTTGTCTAAATACAATTTGTACATATCCATAGGGCCTTTTAAATAAGAAAAACACTCTGCTAATACCCCATATAATAACAACTGATCTTGATAGGTTGACAAAAACGTGCTGTTTGATGATGTAAAATGAGGAGGATCAATAATATAATTAATCTGAATAGTGTAGGCACTATTTGGTGTGGGTGCTAAAACAATATTTTGGTCATCCCAATTTGCATAATATTTAGGTACGGCCTCTGTTTCAGATGGATTAAATTCAGATATAAAACTTGTATCTCTTTTTTCTAAAAAATCTCTTACACCAGAGTTAATTATTTGAACAGATCGTAAATAAATTAGATCAGATGGCATACTTAAATACCTTTGTGAAGAAATTGTAGATGTCGTTGCATATTTTCTTAAATCATCGTAGTCAACTTTACTAGCAATATCTAATTCTGTGTTTCTAATAAATTGATCTATTAAAGTATCTGATAATACATTGCTATCAACTTCTGTGTAGTTTCTCACTTGTGTCAAAAAATTTGCGTGTGTTATTGCCATAATCTATGCCTCAGTGTTTATTGTCCACCCCATAGCAGAATGGTTTGTACAATAATAATATAATGTAGGAGCACCAACTGCAACAGTGATTTGTGTGTAAGCTCCACTTTGTCCTGCAACTCCATTTGTTACAACTCCTACTGTATATTCAGTACCACCTCCATGTGTGCCATTTGGTGTAGCACTTATCCTTAGAGGGTGTCCGTCATTTGATGAGTCGCTTTGATCAAAACGATAAGTTTTTCCTTCTTCAAAAGTTAATGTTACATCAGCAGTTGCAGTAGATCCATCTATAGCAAATTTGTTAGTTGATCCTACATTATGATAAGGATGATTTGAAGGATTACCTCCAACCACAGTGACAGCAAAAGTTTGAGTTATGACAAGAGCGTCAACCGTAACATTACCAACCACCGCAGTTAACTCTCTTTTTCTATTTTCAGCAGAACCATCATTTGGCACCATACTTCCATATTGAGGACTAACATCGGTGCTTGTTTGAGAAATAGAGCCCTCTGTTCTAAAACCAAAATCACCTGGTAAACTCAAATTCACAACTGCCTGACCACCTCCACCAGAATCTGTTTTAGTTTGATCAGTTGTAGAATCATTAATAAAGGGTTGTATAGGTTGTTGAAATCTTTGACTTCTTGCATTAGATAAAGCAATTGCATCAGCTTTAATGTGTTTTCTTCTTATTTGAGGTTGTTTACCTTCATATTCTGATTTATGAACAAAAGAACCATTCCACTCACGTACCATTTCTTTATAAGGAAAAGCCATACCAGACCTATCTGAAATAGCTTTTGCATATTTACCTCTTGCATAAGCCATCTAAAAAACACCTTTAAATTTTGTTCCTCTAATTGCAGCTTTGCCACCCTTACTAAATTTTTTACTTTTAATTTTTTTAATATCTTCTTTAAGTCCACCATCTTTTGCCATACCTAATTGTTGGTAGACGTTAGCACTTGTTAGTGATGGAGGTGCATAATTAGGCGCAAAGGCTGCTGCTCGTTGTCTTTTTTGTAAACGTGCAATTGTATTCATTTGCTTATCATATTCAGCATCACCTGCTCTTTGAGGACGTGTGGTTGTTTCAGTAATTTGTCTTGTTCCTTGCTGAGTATACCTTACTCCCTTTGGACTGGTATAAAATGCACTTGTTGCTCCTATTCCACCACCACGGGCAGGACTAAATTTACTGCCCTCTGGTAATTTTGTTGTACTTTTCGCCACACCAGGTCTACTTCCTGGTAAACCTTGTACACCAGAACGTCCTTCGTAATAAGTGTATACAGGCACTGTTTTTTTCTTTGATTCAGTAATTGTGAGCTTACCAATATCATCTTGTATTTTTTTTATATCATCAGAATAATCTCTGTAAAACCCTGTCTTGGGTAATTCAGAGGGTTTAGAAACTGCAAACCTGTAGGTAGGTCTAAATCTTTCTGATTTTAAATCACTTCTTAAACTTTCAAATTGCTTATCTGAGGGTGTTGCAAACTGTTTGTTAATAGAAGCAATATAAGCACTTCTTTCTGCTTTAGGCATATTTAGTGTAGCTTTATATTGTATATCAGCTCTTTTATCAAATGTTTTTCTTTCAGCATCAGTTAAACGTTGTCTATAATTTTTAATAGTAGCGGCTAATTGTGGTTGTGTTTCTTCAAGAGGTGTTAAATATCCACCATTCGACATTCTTCTAAATCTCATATTTTTCATACTACACTCCTTGTGGGAAATACGTTTGTGGGGTTATATATACAGATGTTCTTTGTCCATCTTCGTTTAAAGCTCTTGATAATTCATCCTCATAAATTAATTTATTTTGCTGCACTAATTGTGGATTGTATTTCATTGATAGATAATACGCTAAACCCGCAACCATGCACGGTATAAACCTAAATACCACATCTGCTTGATTTGTGTAAGCTCCTGCATCCTCAATTCTTTTTAAATAATAATATTTAATGTAAGTGTATGTTGATGCATCTGGTGTTTGATACAAAGTTATTGTAGGTGTTGTTTGTCTATCAACATAATATTGTGAAGGTTGTCCTGTAGAACCTTTATTAGGTAAAGCTGCATATTCACTTCTACTTATTTTTGTTAAGGATACATCATTTGTTGTGGAGGTAGTTCCAGTTGTAGTGCTAATATAAGCCTCTAGTATATCATTCGCATTCGTTGGAGCTGTGTAAGTTGCTGTCCCGTTTGTCAGTAATTGTTCTTTTAGTTCTACTTTCCACAAGTGTACTCCGCGGTTTCCCCATTCGCTGAAAAGAATATTTAAACTTCTTCTTGCAGATTTTAAATCATACCCGCTGTTTGTGCGAGCTCCTGTTCTTTCATAAGCTTCTTGAACGATATCGTCAATATCGAGATCAAATGTAGTTGTTCCTGATGTGGCCATAATTCATCCTAATAAATTGGTGTTTTCTTTTTAAAGCCACCCTTTGCCATTTTCACGCCCACAGGGCCACCATATTTTTT